AGAATATATTTTATAAGATAATTTTGTTTCTGGCAAATTAGATTTAGGTCTAATCATATTTTCTGCCATTTTATAATTAAATACATAATCAGTGTCTATAACCCATTTACCCTGGTAAACAACCTTTATGTCTTTTTCAATTAACTCTCTTTCAGTTTTACTATTTTTTGGCTGCTTGTAGTTTGTTGGTTTTTTATTAAATGTTGCACCACCAAAAATATTTTCTTTTTTCTCAAACTTCATTTTGTTAGTTGACAAAAACTCAAAGTCAAAAACAGATATAGTAAAGTCATCGTATGAATAAGAATAAGATTCTGTTGATGGGTCATATAAATAATTGCTATTAAATGTAGTTGGATTATTATATTTACCTGAATATTTTTTAGCTATTTTTTCATACTCATCTTCTGTGAAGTTATCCCCTGCTATTCTTTTTAACTCTGATATTGACATTTGAACTATCTCTCCAGCGTGTTGAATATCTCTATAATCTGGATGATTAGAGTATGATGTAACTAAATTTATAGGGTCTACATAGTTAACCTTAACACCATGCTCTGGGTCAGTATAAACTTTTACAGCTCCAGTGTTTAGCGAAACTAAATCTCTAACAACTCTTTTTTTAGTTTCATCAAACTCATTTTTATTCATTACAAAATTTACTCCATTTTCTATAGCTATCTCATATTGTTGTTTGTAATTTAAAGACATATGAAGCTCTACCTCTTCCATTGACTCCATTGGTTGCTGTTCTCCCATTAAAGGTATTCCTGACATTTCCTCCATTTTTCTTATTTGTGGAGCAGCCATCATCTTAGCTATAAGTTTATTTTGATCTTTTCTTTTTTGGTCCTGTGCTATTGGATCTATAGCTGTGCATTTAATATCATAATCTTGATTTAAAATACCACCAACTACAACATCTACAAACTTAGGGATTATAGCCACTTGACTCCAATCTAAATTAAGATAAGATGTGTCACCCTGTGCATCAAGTAAATCTTTATACTTGCTAACATCTTGGAGACCTTCTGCATATCTTCTAGATTTCATAAACTTCCTTTTTCTTTCATCGTACTTGGCACCTGTCTTTCCAGCCCATTCATAATACATAGCTTTACAATAGGATAAACCATACTCATTTTTATTCTTTATAGAATCATCTACAAGTGAACTAGGATACCTTCCTATTTTTTCTATTTTGTCTGTGTTATATTTCATATTTTCGTTGATATAATTCCTTTATTACTATATGTTTTTATTAATGGTATAAATCTTTTAACTTTCTTTTGAGCTATGTGTTTTTGAGAGCCTAACAATGCCATACCTGAAGCCATAGTGCAGTCATATTTAGTTCTGTTATCTATTTCAAAACTAACCCAGTCTTTTAATAATCTTTTAAAAAAACAATTACCTATATCCCCAGTTTCTTCATTGTAACCAACATTATCATATATATAAGCTTGTATAGCATCTGCCATAGAATTTATTACAGCAGCACCAGATGTTGGTATCCCAGGTGTTTTTTGTCTTCTAGAGTAATCTGTGTGTGTAGATTCAGGCCTGTCCATTAGGTAGTTTGAGTATCCTCTGTTTTGAAAATACTTAATAACTCCTATTTTATTGTTTTCAACAAGTATCTGACACCCATAATAAAAACATTGTTTTATCATGTCTTCATAAAACATTTCGGCTTTTGGTGGCCTAGCCACATACTCACACACAAAAGCATTTACAAAATCATCTTTCATGCTAAACTTTCTAAATACATATGAGGCAGCATCTGATCTTCTACCATCTGTAGTAGTATCGTGATCGTATGGATCAACCCCTGCAACCAACTCTAAACAATTAGATGGATATTTTCCATTTCCTTTTTTTGAAAAGTTGTTTTGCATTTCTTTATCTGGAGACCAAGCTAACTCCCATCTTCCTTTTATATCTGGCTGCCAAATAACTTTTGTGTCTTTTATGCCATTAGCCCACACAAAATTACCTCTAGTTGTTACATCATAATTAGACTCTAAAAAATCTAGTTGTTGATATATTTTTTCTACATCAAATATACTTGTGTTAGCATCACTCCTAAAGGCTTCTTCCACAGTAAATGGCCTTTGTCTTTTTTCTTCTGACAGTTTATTAGTATCACTTTTTAACGAATCTCTTCTATTTTTTAAAAATGTTTTTGCTTCGTTTATCATACTATTACCATAGTCATCTATAAAACCCTCATACCCATCATAAGCTGGAGTAAAGTAAGAGTAAAGACCAGATTGAGTTCTACCATTAGCATCTCTATCTTCTATGTTACTCATATCCCAAAGCTTCTTAAACTTATCTCCACCACCTGAACTTAATTCATTTACAGTTGATGGCATAAAACATTTACCCACTACATTTATACCTAATGTTAAACAAGGTGCTACAACTTGCCAGTTTTTATCTACTGAGGCTTCTGTCCATTTACCTGCCTCATCACTCATAAAAAACTTTAGTTTTGCAGAGTCATAAGAATTTTCTCTAGTGTTTCTCCAATCTATTTTACTGTTAAGTGCATGAGATTTCGTAATCTTTTTAAAGTTCTTGGTAATTTTTTGACCAGGAGTATTAAAAGATAACCTAGACTTTGGATTATCAGAGCCATCAATAATAGGTTGAAAGAAATCAGGTAAACCACGAAACATATAAACAACTTTTTCAAATAGGTCTTTAGCATCTTGTCCTGTTTTTGATAATAATCCACCATGAGAGTTATAGGAACTAGTTATTTCATACAGAGACATACAAGCTCCTTTCCATGAAGCACCCTCTCTTCTATGCTTCACCATTATCATTCCATAACTATTTGGGTCTTTTTTACAAGCTTCCCAAAATGTAAAGAATCTTCTGTCTCTATCTCTATAGTCTGGGTATCCAATATCTATCTTACCCCACTGTAAATAATAATAATGATTTCCAGTTATGTAAGTTGGCTTACCATTATTCATAAACCAAACACCATTTGCCCTTCTTTCAAATTCTTTTGATATAAATTTATTTCTGTTAGATGGTGACAGCATAGACCAATCTGTTTCATCTCTCGTCCAACTCTGATCTTTTTTCTTTTTTTCTGAAAACAATATACCTTTCTTGGGTGGTCTTTTTGGAAGTTGAATATCAAGACCACATATTACTTCTTTTGATCCTTTTGAGTTTTTATCTAAAGATATAACAGCCATTTAAATACAGGTATAACAATCTACAAATATACTAAATTTTGACGAAAAGCCTAAGAGTTGCTTTTTGCGAACTGCTCTGCATGACCTGCCTCAAAACCAGATTCTTGTTTTTCATCTGACATTGTTTCTTTTCCATTCATTATATCTTCTAGTTTTTGAACTTCAGCTATGAGCTCTTTAGCATCCATAAAGCATTCTTTTTTTGACTTAAAAGCATTACGAGCTTTGTCATCCTGAAGGTCTTCATCAACAGGTTTTTTTATCTCATCTGTTAATAAATCTATAGCTTCTTTTGCAGAAGATATTAATTTTTCAAATCTTTTTTTAGTTGGATCATCCATGGTATGTAGCTAAAACATCTTCATTCCTCATCCTCATTAATTCTTCACCTTCTATCTTCATTACATATTCTGAGTTTGTACTAAATATAATTCTATCCCCTATTTTTGCTCCTTGTTCAATAAGCTCCTCATTAGAATGTCTTAATATACCATGTAGCTCCTCTTCCTCTGGATTTGCCTTAAAAAATATTCCAGAATCTGTTTTGCAATCTTCTTCAGTTTCTTTTACCTGCTCTACAAAAACCCAGTTGTTTAACATTTTTAATTTTCCATTTCTAACTATAGCATAAATAAAAGGCTCTTGTATTTTATAGACAAGTTTGTCTTCAATAAATTTAACCCTATTAGCTTCTGTTACTAAAAAATGATGACAATAAATTTTATCTCCAGGTTTAACTCCTTTCACTTTATCGCTAACAGCGTAAACAGTTCCATATTGCCTAGCATTAAATTCAGGTTCGTAAGACGAATCTAAGTATAATTCTATTTTTTCGTTATTTTTTCCTTTTATATAGGTAGAGTTTTCATGTGATTTTTCTACTTCAACCCATATGTAATTAAGTAGTGGCTTCATACTCTTCATAATTTAAATTATATTCTATTGATGTTGGTTGGTTTTTAAAATCTTTCCAAAGATAAGTGTAACCATCACTAAATTTTTTAACATAAACATTATACCTTAAAACATTATATTCTCTAAAGTAGGCTTCATCTTCTATTATATCTGTAATTTTTGCACCACCACCCATAACAGTTTGACCTACAATATAGTTCATGCCATTTTTTAAATCTCCTATGGTTAACTTTCTTATTAGTCCCTTTGTAATATGCTCTTTCATTTTATGCTATATTCTTTTCCCAACCATCAAAATATCCTTCACAATCACATTCACCACACCATGGTTTACCACAGCCATATTCTTTTTTCATTGCTACTTTTAATAATATAAGGTAGCCTATTAAATCAGTAACAGTATCTTCTGTTTTGTCAGTGATACCTTTGTTGGCTATACGAGATAGCTTATCATCAATAC